GGTTATTTCTTTTCTACTTAAACCTGTCTCAATTTCAATTTCTGTGTCTTCTAAATCATCTAATAGTAGTTCAATGACCTTCTTATCCATCTCACTATATTTCGTTTGCTGTGCATAAGATTTAACTATGTTATGAAGAAATACTTTATACTCCTCATCTTCCGATGTAGTTGAAGTATCTGTTATTTCCCAAAACTCAGCAACTGGTGTTTCTCTTTTCTGTTCTATAGCGTGATGTCTTCTACAAGCATTCTGTAATGTAATAAATGAATAACCTTTGATTGTATCGAAGTCAGCATCTAACTTACCATCTTCAATTCTCTTGTATAAGATAAGAATAACATCTTGTACTAAATCTTTCTTTTCATCATATCCAATGAAGTTACAAGAACTCAAAGTTGAAATTAAATGATTTAAGTGTTTGTATAATTGATTGTATAAACTCATATATTAAGTATAGATAATATCTATATAAAATCTTTATTTAGGTCAGATAAAGTCAAGTCATCCCCCTACCCCCTTATAGAAGAATGACTTTAACCTTACCTAAACTTTATTTGAGGCTGATATGTTGTTACAAGTCGTAGAAGAACAGAGCAATCATTTAACAGGATTTGTAAGGTTATATCCCTCCTTTACATGCTATTGCCCTCTGATCTTGTTTAATAAATACTTTAATAATTCCAATTAGTCAAACCATATAGAAAAAATCTATGAATACAATTTTTCCATAGAGATCGTATATTTATAATATGGAAACGGAGATATTAGAACAGATAGTAATTTCTTTGGAAAGTTGGAAAGATTTAAACAAGGTTGGTGAGGAAGTTAGAGCAATGGAAGACACAATCCGTTCCAAAGTTGAACATAACATAGATCCCGTAATGGAAGCCTTATTAGACATCATAGAAACTCATAAGAACGATTATGAACTTGGGAAGACAATATTTAGGATCTACATACCAATAAGAACATTACTTGATGATACACAAGATACTTGAAGAAATAGCCACCCCCAATTCTATTTATGATGAGATCATAGAAAATATACTACGACCTAACCTACATCTCAAACCTGAACTTATAAGTGAACTAGCAATTTCATTTTTGGAGAATCAGATCAAAGTGAATGAGGTAATCAAACAGGGTTATTTCCTATATTACTTCATCCGTGCCGTCAAAAATAATGTTCATAGTAATACATCCCCATTTTATAAAAATAACATCGTTAAAGACCATATTTTCTATGAGAATGTTGAGATCATAGATGAGGATGATATCCAACTAAAAATAGAGAAAGAAGAGAAATACCAGCTCATAGATAAAATCTATACAAGAATACCCAAAACCTACTTCCAAGAGTTCCTGTGGCATGAGTACTACACAAAGGGAAAAACCTACAGGGAAATAGCAAATGAAAATGGTAATACATTCTCATATTGTTTGGTCTTCCACGAGGTAAAAAAAATCAAAGACGAGTTAAAAAAGAGTTTGACCTAACCAAATAAAATCACTATCTTTGTAATAACAAAAACAACAAGATATGTGTAATTTAACGGACAACTTTATGGAAGATGCTTTATTCCACCAACAACTAAAAGCAGAATACGAACACCGTATGTGGTGTGAGTATATGGAACAGAAAGAGGCTGAAGAGAAAGCCTACCTCACACAAGCAGAACAATACTTTAAAGACCTTAAAGAGTTTGAGATTACTCAAATGGAGAAGGAGTATAAAGCAATCAAAGAATGGGAAGATTTACAAACAGTATAAAAACAACAGAAAATGGCACAAATTAAAGAAAGACAAATCGCAACACAATCAAATCTTAAACTTGTAGTAGAGTATATGAACTCTTGTGACAAATGTTTAACTATGGTAGAGATTGTACAAATCACAACAGTATTAAACGACTTCGTAGAGAACGGATACTCGAAAGCTCTCACAGATCGTTTTGAAAAGATTGATCAAATTATATTTGGTAGAAAACCTTTATAATTAAAGACATAGTGGGATGGGGTTTTTTCATTATTTTCCTATCTTAATGATTGTGTTACTGGCATACCGCAATCGACCCATCCCACTTTTTTAATACCCTTCACAACAATTTCATATACTTGTATATTTATTAGTAAAACAAATACTAATGATTACACAAGCGTTATACAACAAACTCCATACATTAGCAACCAAACAAAGATTCCAAAGAGAAGATGCTGAGGAACTTCAGGCTGCAGTCAGAATGTATATCAATCCAAGTTATTCTGTTTGTCTTAGATGTGCTCAACAATTGAAGCATGGACAAAGAATCATCCTTAACTATTTAAATGCCGTACAAGTAATTGAGAATTTACCTCAAGTAGTTGAAGAAACTATATTTGAAATGGCAGAATTACCTGAACCTGATGTTGATATTGTCGAAGCAGATAAGGTTGGATGTACTAAATGTAAAAGATCAAAGAAAACCAAATCATGAAACTATCAGCAAAACATCAAGCATTCTGTGATGAGTATTTAGCCAATGGTATGAATGCCTTACAAGCTTATAAATCCGTCTATAAAGTGTCAGACAAAGTAGCGGGAGCAAGTGGGGTTAGGTTGCTAGATAATGTTAATGTTAAAGAATACCTCCAAGAAGAGAGAAAAAAGACGGCAGAACGACTGAATATAACCAAAGAAGAACTCTTATTAGATCTTCAAGAGATCAAAGATAGAAATAAAGGGGTAAGAGATCAAACCGCAATGAAAGCAATTGAGATCATAAATAAAATGAGTGGATTTGATGCCCCTGTAAAATCAGAGATCACCATTTCAGAACAACCATTATTACCCGATGACGAGGATTAAATTTGATACCTACGAATTATTATTAAGCTACGATTGTTGTAGTATATTTGAATACTATGAAGTACCTAAACTTCACGGATTAGATTATCACGATTGTATCTTTAGGGAGAATACAGCTGAAGATAGTTATATTGCGGGGATGTCTAATTTGGTACCAGGTTCAGAAGATAAAAGATATGTGTTTATTAACTTATTGAGATGTACTGACGAAATATCAACACTACTTTTGATCAACCACGAGTTAATGCATCATTCGTTTTTCCTACATAACTATAACTTACACAAGGAAGAGGAGATTATTACTTGGGCTGAAGAAGAGACAAGAAAAGTTTACGAGATAATAAAAAATGAGTTACAAACAGACAACAGCCTTAAAGAAGATACGATCCCTCAAGAATAGAATTAAAGTTATTCAGGGTGGATCTTCTGCTGGTAAAACCATTTCTATTCTTATTCTACTAATTGACAAGTGTATAAAGACACCTGGTCTTGAAGTATCCGTTGTATCTGAATCAATTCCCCATCTTAGAAGGGGCTGCGTTAAGGACTTTCTAAAAATAATGAAGGAGACAGGAAGATTTATTCCTTCAAACTACAACAAAACATTACTACGATACGAGTTCACCAATGGATCCTATATAGAATTTTTCTCTGCGGACTCTGAAGAGAAGTTGCGAGGTGGAAGAAGACAGATCCTCTACATTAATGAGTGTAATTCACTCCATTATGAATCATATCTACAGTTAGCAATCCGTACCAGTCAAGATATCTACCTTGACTACAACCCATCTTCAAAGTTTTGGGCTCATACAGAAGTTATCGGACAAGCTGATACAGATTTCATTGTTCTTAACTACAAAGACAACGAGGCATTACCTATTGAGGTGGTAGCCATGTTGGAATCAAATAGGGAGAAAGCAAAAACCTCAACCTATTGGGAGAATTGGGTTAGGGTATATCTTGACGGAGAGATAGGGCAAATTGAAGGAACCATCTTTACTGACTTTGAGATCATAGATAAGATCCCTGAAGATGCCAGATTACTTGGATGGGGAATTGACTTTGGATACTCAAACGATCCTTGTGCTGTAGTTGGACTTTATAAGTGGAACGAAGATATCATCGTGGATGAGATCGTGTATCAGACAGGACTTTTAAACTCAGAACTATCCAACCTATTGAAATCAAATGAAGTTACAGGTGAGATCTATTGTGATTCAGCTGAACCCAAATCCATTCAAGAGTTAAAGAGAATGGGACACAACGCAAGATCAGTAGAGAAGGGTAGGGATAGTGTGAACTATGGTATTCAAATCCTCCAACAGAAACATATGTTCGTAACAAGAAGATCAAGGAACTTATTAGATGAGTTTTCAAAGTATATGTGGAAGAAGAATAGAGATGGTGGGTATGAGAAGACCCCCATTGATGCACATAACCACGCCTGTGATGCTTTAAGATACATAGCTATGTCCAAGTTAGGAGCGAGAAAAGAAAACATTGCAATCCCAAGAGTAAACTTTATGTAGGCTGTAAAAACATTTGGTATAGCCATATATTTATTAAAAGAACAATTATGATAGAAGTTAAGATAAACATGGAGGGGTATGAAAATACCTATAAGTTCCCTGAAAATTGGGATGAAGTAAATGTAAGACAATTTACGGAGTTATATAAATATAAAAACCCAAACAATAACGATTTGATGGGTGCTGTGAATATTATATCAGCTTTGGCAGGTATAGAACAAGCAGTCCTATTACAGATGGATATTGAAGACTTTAAGGATTTGTCTAACAAACTTTCATTCATTACCAAAGAGATCCCCAAGACAGATGTGGATTACTTGGAATTAAATGGTGATAAGTATTATCTATACTCAGAGTTTAATAAACTTACAACAGGTGAGGTCATCACGATCGAAACCTTAATGGAGGGATCAAATAATGATGTGAATAAGATTATGGCAGATCTATTATGTTTGTTCTTAAGAAAAAAAGATGAAGAGGGTAAGTTTGAAAAGTTTTCAACAGATATGTTAAAAAGAAAGGAAATGTTTTTGGATGTTCCAATCTCAAACATATATCACATCTTTCTTTTTTTTTCTCTTGGAAAGAATACATCTACAAACAATATGAAGGACTCTACAAAAAGCAAAGACCAATCAACGACCCCGAAGGTAGATTTACAAAAAAGTTAAAAGAGAAGAAAATGGATGATAGGTATAAATGGTTAGATTTCGTTTATACTCTAATGGAAAAGATGAGAGAACCTGAAGATAAAATATATGAAAAAAATTACATTTCTTGTTTGAACTGGTTAAGCTACTTCAAGAACAAGGAAGACATAAAAGACAAAAATAGTTTGTAATGCCAATAGCAAGTATAATATCGTTGAACCAAATTGTTGAGTGGTTTCAAGATTTTCAGGAGAATCATTATTTCTTAAAGGACTTTGGGTTTGGTGAGCCGTATGATATCGGTACATCACGACAAATGACTTTCCCTTATATGTGGGTTACGATGAACGAGGACTCATCCATAGCAACAGGATCAAATGTTAAATCAGCAATCCCTGATATATCATTCTCCATTATGTTTATGGATAAGATCAATATTCAAGAGAACTACTTGGACACAAATGGTTTCCCAAGTGATAACTCCCAAGAGATCTTAAGTGATTGTTTACAATATTGTCAGGATTTAGTTACATACATCCAACAGAATTGGAATCAATACGGAGTTTTAATTTCTCAAGATGTATCATTCTATCCTGCTGTTGATGAGACAACGGATAAAGCAACGGGGATCGTAGCAAGATTTGTATTGAGAACAAGACAAGTCAACTGCGTAATACCTGAAAGCCCAACTACGATTGTAATTACCCCACAACAAGCTGAATTTGCAACCTTACTTACTTGTGAGACATTAATTGAT